GCGGCTTGACCTCTGGCGCTGGGGGCTTGTCAGCGACTTCAGACCATGATACCGCAACCATACGGAAAGCGTCACTAGGGTGTGACGTCCAATCGTGGCGCGGGGACTGACGATAGGCTTTCTTGTCCTCGTCGTACTCGCGTTGATACTGACGCAGCGCCTCAATGCCATCGCTGCACTTGGTCGCGTCAAACCACACACGCGGCAGCATCATGCGAACGGCTTGTATGCCTGACTGCACACCGATGTCTGGGACAACGGCGAGCTTGGCGATGTCTAGTTGCGCCGCCAGTTGCTCAATGATGCTCTTGCCGGTTTGTAGGCTCTTGGCCCGAGCGTCATGCGGTAAGTAGTGCTTGGCATAGCGATACGGCTTGTTGCGTACTACATCGGCAATCGTGTGGATGTCCTCGCCCGAGACGGCGTAGAAGTCTATGACGCGCAGTTCCCCACGGGCGACCTGATAGAACCAGATGGCCGTGTCGTCGCGGTAGCCCAAGTCCCACGCGGTGTACGTCGGCAAATTCGGGTCGTAGGGCACGTTGGTGATACGGCCTTGGTCTTGCGCCTCGCGCATCTCCTTGCCGTAAAAAGCTCCGAGGATGGCAGCCTCAAAGCTGCACTCATACTCCTGCAGGTACTGATCCTCGGATAATTGCGCCTTGGCGGCCTCAAGCTCAGTCGGCGGCAATAGCCCGCTAGTGGAGGCGGGCAGGCGCAGCAGGAACCACTCTCTAGGAGAACGCTGTGCTAAATCGTAAATTTCCCAAAACTGGTTTTTGCCTTTCGGTGTGCCAGCAAACACGCCCCATGCCTGCTTGTCGCTCATGGCCGGTCTAATTACATTCCCAAATACGGACGGCTTAAAGTCGCCGTATTCGTCCATATAAACGCCATCAAAGCCCAAACCACGCATAGCATCGGCGTTGTCGCCGCCGAACAGCCGCACCTTCGCACCGTTCACCAATTCAATCGTTAGCTCGGACTCGTTGACGTCTTTCGTAATGGGTTGGGCGTAATACTTGAAATAGTCCCACGCCACCGCCTTTGCCTGTGATCGGTACGGGGCAATGTAGGCGTATAACGGGTTTGGCGACTTGGCGAACATAGCCGCTCGGATAATGTCGTTGACCGCGGCGACCGTTTTACCTGCACGGCGGTGCGCTACCAAACACGCCCAACGCTTATTACGCTCATGGAAAGGCATAAAGACCTTTCGTGGCGCGTAAGAAATAACTACTGGGGCGGCAGCCACGTTATCACCAAGTCTTTACCGTCTGCCCCGGTTAGCTCGTTCTTTTCCCGTTGGCCGAGGTACTGTTTCCCAAGCCATACCAGCATCGTGGTATTGCCGCCCTCTAACGCACGCCACTGGTGTCGGCGCAAGGACATCTTGCCGTTTTCAATACCGCTTTTATAAATCTCTAAAAACTTCTCGTCGTTGAGCAGCGTATTAACGTGACACCCTAACCACGCAGCGATTTCGGCCTGCGTACATTGGATGCCCGCCAGCTTTTTGACCGCCTCGTAGTCAATCTCAAAGCGGGGGCGACCGCCGCCCTCCCCTTGGTTGCCCTGCTTGGGTTGGCCGGTGCGTTGGCTGATAGTTTGCTCTTTGCGACGGTTTCTCATACCGCAGCCTTGAACGGTTCGCCGGTAGCCTCTAGCACGGCTTTTTGGCCGGTAAAGTCCTCCCAGCGTTTGACAATGACGTCAACGTACTTGGGGTCTAACTCCATAATGCGAGCTATACGACCGTTCTTTTCAGCGGCAATCAGCGTTGTGCCGCTGCCGCCAAAACAATCTATTACGGCATCGCCAGCTTTGCTGCTGTTCTGTATTGCCTTTTCTGTTAGTGCCACAGGCTTTTGCGTTGGGTGAACGTAACCTGTTGTTTTGTCACGGCTTATTTGCCAAACATCGGATTGGCTGCGGTCTCCAAACCACGCACCGCCTTTGCTGTAAAAAATAAACTCATGCTGTGGGCGATACTCTTGATGCCCTAAACCCACCGATTTTTTATCCCACACAATACAACTTGTAACGGGCCAGCCAGAGCCAATCAATGCCTGCTCAAACTGGGCATAAGTACGCCACGGGAAACATACATAAGCGGCTGCGCCAGTTTTGCTTGCAGATTTAGCTGTCACCAGCGCATCGCGGACTAATTGCACCAAATCGTCGCCCTGCGCGTCATCACCTTTAATCATTCCAAATTGTTTTTTACCCCGCCCACCCTCGTAAGCCATTCCATATGGCGGGTCAGTAAATACTAAATCCGCTTGTAAACCGCCCATCAACTCCAGAAACGCTGTTTCACTTGTGCTATCGCCGCACATTACCCGGTGCTGCCCACATACCCACACGTCGCCTAGCCGCGTGACAGGCTCCACGGGCGGCTCTGGCGTATCGTCGGGATCAGTTAGCCCATCTGTGCCTTTATCGGCTAATAGGGCGTCTATTTCGGCGGTGTTAAAGCCGGTCAGGTCTAGGTCAAAGTCCAACGCCTTCAGGTCGGCCAACTCCAGCTTCAGCATGGCCTCGTCCCAACCGGCGTTAAGGGCAATTTTGTTGTCGGCAATGACGTAAGCCCGCTTTTGGGCGTCCGACAGGTGGGATAGCCGTATGCAAGGCACCTCGGCCATTTTCAGCTTGCGGGCGGCCATGACACGCCCGTGACCGGCAATGATGCCGTTAGCCTCGTCTATTAATACGGGGTTGGTAAACCCAAACTCGCGGATGCTGGCCGCAATCTGGGCAACCTGCGCGTCGTCGTGGGTTCGGCTGTTCTTGGCGAACGGGATCAGGGTGGCGATCCCAATTTGCTCAATTTGCATTACGCACTATTCCTGCTGCTAATGGCTTTGGCCTTGGCTCGGGCGTCCTCCTTGCTAGAGGCTCCCCATGCCTTGAGTGCGAGGGCTAGGCGTGTGGGCTTACCGTCCTTTGCCATCGGCCCCGGCATATTGCCCATCCGTGCGAGGAAAGAGGCTCGGCGTGGGTTGTCGCCCGACTTGACCGGGGGCTTCAGCGTCCCGCCGGTTTCGGCTTTATACGAGGCACGACCCTTGGCGTTTAGCCCGCCCTTTGGGTTCTTGCCCTCGCTGCGTGTCCACGCGGCTGTCATTTGTTTTCTTTCTTGGCCGTCTTGGCGCTCTCACGAAACGCTTTGGCGGTCGGTGCGCCGGGTTCGCCGGGTTTACGCATACGCTCGCCCGAACCGGCCTTGATGCGCTCCTGCTTTGCCAAAATGTTGGCGTACAGCCCAGCCTTACGGTTCATTTGAAACGCTCCAACTTATACGAGAGTGAGGCGATCTCGCCCACGATCTCGTCAATGATGTTCTGCAAATCGGTGTCCTTCGGCAGGTCGCCTCGGATGCCCTTCACAAACGTCAGTAAGCCGTCGGCGTACTTGGCTGCGTTGGTCTGCACCTTAAAGCCATCGGGGTAGTCCGACAGCGGAATGATGCCGTAGTGGCCCTGATACGCTTCCGCGTACTTGTCGGCCAAGTCCACGATGTTCTCGTAGTAATGGCCGAGCGCCTTATGAGCGGCGTAGCTCGCCGTCTGGAGGTGCAGAAAGTGGGTGGCCGTAGCGGAGTGCAACAACACCCCCACGAATTCGGCAGCGTCTTTGTGGCTCATTGCGGCGTCAGCCTCAAGTTGGGCAGGATGATTGCAGTCGTAGCATCCCCCACCGCATAACGCTCTGTCAAGTAACGCTCTGGGGGATAAACAAGGATACGTTGCGATAGGTCTATCTGCATGGCGTTCCACACCCCTTTTTCTATGCCCTCAAAGTCATCCAGCGTGATTACGGTGTCAGGCGTGAACAGCCGCTCAAGGTGCGGCTTGTCGTCGGGCTGTAGCCGACCGTCCAGATGAAGCAGGTCAATGTTGCCATCCAGTTTGGCGAGCATCTCGGTGCTACTGCTGTGGTACTGCGTGATAGAGGTGGTCAGCGGCAACTTGAAGTCGTGCGTCATGTCGCAGGTGTGTACGTCTGCGCCCTCTCTCGCTAGCACAAACGTGGACTTGCCGATGTAGGTGCCGATCTCGGCCACAACCTTGGGTCGGAAGTGCCGTATAACCGCCCACAACGCGATTAGGGAGGCGTGGTTAGTGCTGCCGGTACGTCGGGCAGGGTCTAATTTCTCCAAGTCCTCAATAACGTGCCACGGCAGGTCGGGCAGGTCAGCAAAGAGGGTGTCCCATATCGCACGGGATAGTCGTTTTCGGTTCACGTTCAGCATATATTTGTCCTATGTTTGTTTTCTTCCACGTTGGCGACGACATCGCCATGCCCACCGCAATGGTATTTTCCATTCGCGCCCACAACCCTGATGCGACCATTATTCAAGTCACAGACGACAAGACGCCAGCCGTACCCGGTGTCTCGCGGGTATTTGTGACGCAGGGTAATCGGCAGTACCTGATGCAATGGCGCACCAATGCCTTTGCGGAATTGGGGCTGACGGAACCAGCAATGTACATGGATACCGACATGATCATGCGGCATCCCATTGACCCGGCTGCCATACTGAAAAGCTGGGGGCCGATAGCCATGACTCGTCGTGAATTTAACCGTGACGCGGGGTTTAACCCACGCCAGCGCGGTCAGGACTACAGCGAGTACGCGGGTAAGACGCTGGATCAGGTCTATCCCTATGTCGGCTGCTGCACCATCGCCTCGGATTGGGGTGTGTGGGCTGACCTTGCCGAAATGTACAACGTCCTGCCCGACAAGTTCTGTGTGTGGTACGGGGATCAAGAGGTTCTGCGGGAATACGCTAAACGGGTAAAGGTACAAGACCTGCCCGAGTCGCATTACGCGTGTCTGCCCGAGTTTTTGCCGCAGCATCCCGACCCCGCTATCGTTCACTACAAAGGCGCTCGCAAAGCCTTGATGCCGATGTTTGGGAAATAAATCAAAACGCATTGTTTCCCAACTGACATTGCGTTTTATAGGGGGTAGACCGGCCTAGACCGGCGAATCTTTCACCTTCTCTTATACGCATCTCGCTCACGTTACGTTAAGAATCAGCGGTCTACCCCGGTCTACCTTTGGGAAATAAATCAAAATGAATTTTTCCCAACTAACGTAGCTGCTCGGGCTTGATGGCAGCGAGATAACGCTCCATCAACTCGCGCACCGTGGCCTCGGGATCACGCGCAACGTAAAACTCCCCGCGTGGCTCAAATATCGCTTGGAACCTTTCTTGGCTCGGGCGTAGTTTTCCTTTTTCTACCTTGATTTCTACCCAGCACACCCACGGTGTTCCGTCTGGCAGATTCCGCACGACGAGACGATCTGGTACGCCGCCGTTTGAGGCGAAGTCTAGGACGGTGAACCCTGCTGCGTGTAGCGCCCGGCCAATAAGGCCATCGTTCGCATCCCGCCTCGCCTTGTATCTCACTTCGTGCCTCGTTGATGCAGCGCCCTAGCCAAATAATCCACCACGTTCTATTGCTCCGCTTTAACTCTGGCACGAAGTCTCTCCACAGCCTTTTCACCCCACAACTGGCGTACCAGCCCGATAGTATCGCGATCCGATAGCACGGCAGCAGCGCCAGCCTCTCGGATCAGTTCAGCGACCCTATCACGGTTAACGTCAACGCCTCTGGCTAACTGTGCGTCGTAGAACTTTAAGCGGTTTAGCGGGGATTCCTGTACTGCGGAATTCCACATGGCCTGATTGGAGTGGAATTGGTGTTCTAGGTTGTGACTAGGTTTAGGCTTTTCCGGTTGAGCCTGTTTAGTCGGAAAGTAAGTGAATTCATCACCCATATATAACCTCTCTATGGTTTAGAACTGATGACTGATGGTGAACTCTGCACGGTTGAGACGGATTACGCCTAACGTGGATCGTGCAGAGATTAGATGACTGACGGAGCCACCCTGCTGCGGGCTACATTTGCCGGTTACCCGGTGCCATTCACGCTTCCCCGCTATACGCTGCGTGTCTAGAGGCTGGCTGCCCCGGTCTAGATTTAAGCCCTGTCTGCGCGTGGTTTCCCCGACCAGATGAGCCGAGGCGTATAGGTAGGTTGACAAGTCCATTAACAGGACTAAACTACATCTACGCCGACTTGCAACCTCAGCGTAATGCCATTCCCCCGGCAGCGTCAAGCCCCCATCACGGGGGCTTTTCGTTTTAGCGTCCACTAACGTCCTTTTGGCGGCTTTACAGCCCCAGCCTTGATCTGCCACAGCCTAGCCGCAGGGATCGCCCCTGCTTTCACCCATTGGCTGACAGCACCTTTCGTTACCCCAAGGGCAGCCGCTACAGCGTGTTGGCTACCGTATCGTTTGATGAGCTTTTGGATGTCCATGCTCGGGAGTCTACCGGCCTAAACTTTTTTTGCCTAGAGGCTTGCATTTGATTTGTTTAGATTGCTAAACTGACCGCGTTGATAGACACAACCCACAGAAAGGAAACTTACGATGCGCCCACAACAAGCAAAATTGTTAGCAGCCCAAAATGCCATGCATATGCATTACGTTCACAAATGGCAACTTTGGGGTCTTTATCACCTGCAAAACCTTGATCGCCCTGCCGAATACATCAGCCCCCGGCAATTGCGCGAATTCACGATTCCCGAGTTTCAGCGCCTTATGAAATTGGTGCGAGGTGGCGTATGAACATGGAAGCAGATTTCGCGTATGCCGTAGAACGATTGATACAAATAATTTTGCGAATGAACCCGCAATGTTCACAAGCCGAATTGCTGGCGGCTGGCCGATTACTTATGCAGTACGAGAAAAACCGTCGTAATAATTTGCAAAAATCGGTTGACATTGCTGTATAGACGACTAAACTATCACTCGTTGACAAACACAACATAGGAGCAACAGATATGCCTCGCAAAGACACTTTCCACGGTTTCGGTACGTTTTACGCCCTCGGCAACAAGTTTGAGGTGCGCGTGGAGTACACGCAGGATTTAGATGGCGGCATCATCCTTGAGGCTGCCGACCTAATTGGCATCTTCTTGGGCAACGACAAGGTTGCCGCATCCCTCAACCACGACATCAAGTTAGACATTTGCGACCTTGGTGCAGATGCCATCTTTGAGCTTGAGGAAATCGCCACCAACGACGCGCTGATGAACGGCCCGTGGGGAGACGACCTGTGAGCCGCTGGTTACCCCAAGCCATTCTGCTTGTAGTGCTATACGCCACAGCAGCCATCCTTGACCCGTGCGGCGACGGTGGCTGCACCCCGGCAGAGGAGCGAGCCAGTCATGCACGATGACATCTGGAACGACGACGACAGCTGGTGGCATCAACAAGACTTGGAGATGCAGCAGCGAGAGGAAGAAGAACGTATTGAAGCCCGTAACCGGGCTATAGATGAAATGAAGGAGCAAGACAAATGACCGATATATACGGATCAATCACTAGCGCAGACATACAAAACTGGAAAAACCAAGTGGCATATCGGCCAATTAAAAATAAGGAAAATCAAATGCAAAGTGAAACCATAGGCGCATTGGCCGCCGCGTTGTCTAAGGCGCAAGCCGACATTACGGGTGCGCTGAAAGACAGCAGCAACCCGTTCTTTAAGTCCAAGTACGCTGACCTTGCGTCATGCTGGGACGCTTGCCGTAAGCAGTTAGCCGCTAACGGTTTGTCGGTAATTCAGACCACGCAGATGACCGAGCAGGGTTTGATGCTGGTAACCACGCTGGCTCACGCCTCGGGCGAGTGGATTGCAGGGCAGATGCCGGTGTTGACTAAGGATGCTAGTCCACAGGGGCAAGGCTCTGGCATTACCTATGCCCGCCGTTACGCATTAGCAGCCATTGTGGGGCTTGCACAGGTGGACGATGACGCAGAGGCAGCCCAAGGCCGTAAGGGCTTTACGAACGATCCTAGGGGCGATATGGGCAAGGAGGTTGACCCCGCCAAGCGTGACTCGTTCGTTAAGCAGTTCCGCGCGGCGTTTGACCTAGACGCCGAGGAGAAGGACATTGCGTTGGCGGTGCTTGGCGTTCACGAACAAATCAACGCTGACCATGACCTATACATCGCTGTCGCTGACGGCATGACGGCCAAAGAAAGGTCAGCCATCAAGAAGTACATTCAAATAGCAAAGGAGCAGAACCGTGCCTGATTACGACCCGAACATGAAAGGCGTCTTGTTTAAGAACAACAAGGACGGCAACGAGAAACGCCCCGACTATCGTGGCTCGGCGGTGATCAACAATGTGGACTACAACCTGTCGGCTTGGATTAAGTCCTCGCAAAAGACGGGCGATAAGTACATGAGCATTAAGATTGAGGCGAAAGGCGAGGGCAAGTTGTCGCGGCAAGGCGAGCCGCAGCACCAAGCCACGAAGAAGCCCGAGATAACAGAGAAAAACTGGGATGACCTTGACACCCCATTTTGATTTTGAGGCGAGGTTTAGGGCGAGTCGCCCGGCAGAGATTGTTGTGGCGACTTACCTCCTCAACATCGGGCATACGGTGACGCTGCCTAAACGTCGGATCGCCAAGGACTTTGCCGACCGGGCAGAGTACGCCGACAAGGGCGACATTTATGCCTCGGGCAAGCGGATAGAAGTGAAGCACATCAAGCATGACTTTGGGTATCAGGCGTGGCCGTTTGAGACTGCCGCAATCTGCGCCAAGAAATCGTTTGATGCGGCCGATCCTCGCCCTGACTACTACTACATCGTCAACGCCAGCATGACCGTAGCGGCGCTGGTAGATGTTGCGACGACGTTCCCCGATTGGGTGGTGCGGCGCATCACCGACAAGGAGCGTGGCTACGACTACGACGTATACGCCGTTAAGCCCGAGTACCTCGGTTGGCGGTACATAGACTTTGAGGAACGGCTATGAAGGTATTTATCGGCTGGGACAGCCGCGAGGATATTGCGTTTCAGGTGTGCCGTAAAAGCATCCTCAAGCACTCTAGCGTTGAGGTGGACATTCAGCCCATCGTGCAGTCAGAACTTCGGGAGCGTGGACTTTACTGGCGAGAGACTGATCCGCTGTCGTCTACGGAGTTTTCGTTTACCCGTTTTCTGACCCCATACCTCGCCGGTTACGACGGTTGGGCGGTATTTGTGGACTGCGATTTTCTTTTCAGGGGGGACATTGCGGGACTGCTGGACTACGCCGACGGGGCAAAAGCCTGCTTTCTTGTAAAGCACGACTACAGGCCGACGGAAACCGTCAAGATGGACAACAAAGCGCAGCATCAGTATCCACGAAAGAACTGGTCATCTTTCATGTTTATCAACTGTGGGCATCCTCAAGTCAAGGCTCTTACGCCCGAGGTCGTCAATCGTGAAACAGGGATGCACTTGCACCGCTTTAATTGGCTCACCGATGACGTAATCGGGGAGTTGCCGATCACATGGAACTACCTTGAAGGGTGGTATACCCGCGACCAATGCCCGAACCCGATTGCCGTTCACTTCACCCGTGGCGGCCCGTGGTTTAAGGACTACATGGACGTTGAGTACGGCGAGGAGTGGATGCGTGAAGCGCATATTTCCTAAAGGAACCACCCCCGATCAGTTAGCCGTAGCTGCTACACGCATGGTGCAGGGCTTATCGCCTGACCGTGCGTGGTGCATAGAGGTGCTGGAATGGAAGAAGCCGCGCACCGATCATCAGAATCGTTTTCTGTGGGGCGTGTGTTATCCAGCAGTTCTAGAAGGCGGTGGCGAGACGCTGGCAGGCTGGACGCGAGACGACTTGCATGAATACTTCCTTGGTGAGTGTTTTGGCTGGGAGACGCTGCAAGGCTTTGGCCGCAAACGTATGCGACCGCTCAAACGCTCTAGCAAACTGACCAAACAAGAATTCAGCGATTATTTGTTATTCCTAGAAACACGCTGCGCCGAAATGGGCATCGTGATACCGGAGCCGGTATATGAACCTGCGTGATCAGGCAAGAGATAGGGGCTGCATGGTGCGCTTGCCCGGTATCTGCAACCACAACAGCGCAACGACCGTATTGGCTCACATACGCCTATCAGGGGTCAGCGGCATGGGCATCAAGGCTGATGACTTGCTTGGTGCGTGGGCGTGTAGCGCCTGCCACGACGCAATAGACCGCCGATTCCGCACCGATCTTGACCGCGACTATGTGCGCCTAGCCCACCTAGAGGGCATGGTGCGAACCATCGCGCAATTACGCAAAGAGGGGTTGATATGACAGTTGAAGAATTAAATAAGATTTTGAAAACAGCGCATGAGGCTAGATTCGTATTCGCGGCAGACGCATCGCATTGGACTTGCACCGATTACGAGATAATTAAATTTGCCGCAATGATTGCCGACGCCGAGCGGGAAGCTTGCGCCAAAATTGCTGAAGCCTACGAGCCGCGCTGCGACACTTGCCCAAGCGGAGTGTCTACCGCAATCCGTGCGAGGGGCACATGAGCTTTATGGTGGACACGCCGTACACCACGGCTTACATCCGTAATGAGTTTCTATACGACCAGCAGAAAGGTCACGGCGACTTTACCCTCTGCACAGTCCTAGGCTTCAGAGCCGAACCGATGCGCGCCCCCATGTTTAGCGTAATGCTGGAATGTGGCGCGATGTGGGCGCGTATGCCAATCCACGCGATCTGCTCCAAACCCTGCGACCCGTTGCCGCTTAACGTCTGCGTGTGGTGGGACAGTTTTAGCCGATTCTGCGAAGTGCGTGAGATGCAGTTCCTGCGTAACCATCGGGTGCAAGGAATTGGACGCGACGGCGTGAAGCGCCCCGGCGTGTATCTATTTTCCGTATTCTGGGCTAATGGTGGCTGGTCAGAAGTCAGCGACCAAAGCAAAGACCATCACATTATCGCGTTAGACGGTGGGCAATGGATTGCGTACCCCAACAACAGGCTGTTGTGGGTAGACCCGTCATGGATTGGCGGGGATGTTCCGAGGGATTGGAAGTCCCCGTCAGTCTCCTACAGCGTGGAGGCACTACCGTGAGATGGATCATAGACCTGTGGCGACGATTACAAACTAACCGTGACCGCGAATGGCGCTCGGTGCCAGCCCCTAACTGGCGCTGTTCTCGGGGAGGGCGCGATATATGGTAAATGACGAAGATGAAGCGTTTGAGCTAGAGTTGAAAGCTGCCCCTTGGGGCTACGGGCAGCCAATAGACATCTGGTTTGTCATCGCCCAGCTACAGCGCCACGGCCTCCACAGAGAGGCTAAATGGCTGCTTGAGGAATGGGAAATTCTGACACTTAAGTAATTGCTGAAGGGTCGTCTAATGGTAGGACAACGGACTTTGACTCCGTGAATGTTGGTTCAATCCCAGCCCCTTCAGCCACTTTCGGCGGCCAACGGAACGGTGCAGCGCGTAAGTAGTATTTGCCCATGCAGATGCACACGCCACCGAGATACTGACGTTCGTGCGAGCAGTAATACCCTTGGCCGTTAGCAGGACAAAAAAACACGCAGTCCTGACAGCCGTTTGGGACTACCCAACTCGGCTGCGTAGCCATGTCAGGTATTCCGCGCCTTCCTCGGGTTCCCACCAAACCTTGATCAAGTCGGGGTGGTTGTTGGGCAGGTCAGGGTTAATCGTGGTCAGCGCACAAGGCGACAAACAGTTGTCACGAAAGCCACGCTCCTTGGCGTAGCGGTCATAAATCTTGTACGACGCCACTTTCATCGTGTGCATCGTTATGCCAGATATTGCATCTTTTAGGACGCTATAGGCGCTTTCGTGCTTATGGCCTGCCACATACAGGTGGTCGCGTGTACCCATCAGAGCGGCTTTCATGGGGCCGTGGGCGGGGTTCCAGATGGACGAGCCGCTGTGGTCGTGGCGGGCGTTAACGCGAATCTCTGCGCCGTTAGGGAACCGCAGCGCAATGCGAGCCTCGGATGACTTGTAAAGTGAGTTCTGATGCTTCGCTATCCACCGCAGAGGGTCGCCAGAGCCTGACCATAGGTCATGGTTGCCCCCGATCATGTAAAGCCAGCGGCAGCGGTTGACGAACCACTCGGCCAACCGCCATGCCTGCGCGGCAGAAGTTGCCTGATCGCCGTAAAGCCTTGCTAGGCGGCCAACCCAGTTGTTAGTGGTGTCGCCCACGTTGCAAGCAAACAGCCCCTCCGTGGCGTTTACGAGGGCTGTGTGGCGCTCTATCGCCTCAATGTCGCACCCGTCGTCGTCAACGTGCGGGTCGCCAAAATGTAGTAGGCCGATTGGGCCTGCAATTTTGATGCGTATGGGGATGAGTTTGGAGGCTTCTTCATGTTCGCGTTTGTGGGCAAACTTGCGTTTGCGCTGCTCTATCAGTTCTTCAATGGGAACGTCGTCGTCTGGGAGCGGGGTGAATTCAAACTCGTCACGCACAACCGCTGTGCTGTGCTGGTAAGTAGAACCGGGAACGTTGATGCCCTTGCCTTGCATATCTTGTATGCGGTTCAGCAAGGTTCTGACGTTCATCCCGAGCTTTTGCGCTGCTACCGACCTGATGCCTTTTGAATCTTGTAAGGCTTGCAATATCTGTTCGTCAGTCGCCTTTTTTACGCTCACGTTTAGCCTTCCTCTTAACCGTGATGCCGAGTTCCTTTCGGCGTCTAGCGGTAACTTCTGGGGCTAACTCGGCTCTCCATTCCAAGTGTCCGTCTACAAGTCTGTATTCTTCTTTGTGCGTTAGCGCACAGTCGCAACATTCGGTATAGGTATAGCCCTTAACCCGATACCATGACCCCTCGTTCATTTGCACGACTGGAATTTTCTTCATAACAAGCTCGCCTCCGCTTGTCTGCGCCTAACTAGACCGGGCAGTACTTTCCCCCCGCCATGAGTCCATCGCATCAACTGTTCTTTCGCCGCCTCCCAATCTTGTTTATCTACTTTTCTTCGCAAAGTAGATGCGCGATACCGCGCAACCCCAAGATTATATGAGAAATCTATCATAGCACCCAATATCTTTGGTTGTGCAATGAGGCGTGGTGATGCGCGTAATACGCCAGCGGCGTAGTTAGTTTGCAGTTCCGATAACAGCCACTCGTTTGCTTGCGCCTTGCTGATCGGCGTATCGTCCATCGTGACCTTGGTGCCGTCAGGCTTCCATACCGTGCCGTATCCTATCGTGGGATAGCCTGCGGGGCAGATATACGGTTTGCTGCGAAACCCCTCAAAGTGCCTACAAAGGTCAGCGGCGATGCCAATAGCCTCATCTAGTGCGCTCATAGACTCTGCCGACAAACCAGAACGACAGGATCATGTTCAGCACGGCCATATCGTCCACGCCCCACATGGAAGTCAGCACGGCCTTCCAATCGCCGTTCTGCTCAAGGGCAATTAGGAACGCAGCCACCTTGACGGCAGCGTAGGCCAGCACAAAAAGGTACGTCACAAACGGTCTAACAAGGGCTGATATAGCCGCCACCACCGTACCGGCAGCGCGGGCGGTTTGGGATTGCTCCTTAAACGCCTCGCCAATGGCGTCCACCTCGGCCATCGTCATCTGCGCCTCGGTTTGGCGCATGGCGATTTCGCCCTTTACTTGAGCAAACCGCATCTCGGCTTCTAGCATTGCTAGTTCGTGTTTGCGCTCGTTCTTTTGATCAAAAAACTTGAGGGCTTCGGGCGCTAATCGCAGCAACCCGCCAAACACGCCGCCGAGTAGCGTTTCCATCACTTTTGCAACGCCTCAAGAAGCAACATTCCCATGCTGCCAAGTGCGCCGAGCAATACGATGATAATGGCACCGCCAACCTTTAGAACCAGTTGCTCAAGGCGTTTGAGGCGAGCATTAATGGCTTCGTATCGCACCGCACAAACGTCAATGTGGCTTGTCACGGTCACTTCAAGTTCTTGCACAGTCGTCATCATCAGCCCTCGTAAGTTTTTCCAAGACGATCTTTTGCCAGCGCGTAATCGGCGGCGTAATACTCGCGCACAAACGCCCGTACCTTGTCGGTAATGACGCTGCGGCCAAAATCGGTGGAGCGGTTGCGTATTTCAAGCGGTAACTCGGTATTTCCGGTGACGCGCCGCAACTCCGCTTCGTAGTTGTCAAAATCCAGCGGCGTTATGTTTGGCACCTGATACCACTCTGATTGAGGCTTTAAAATTACGCCCCCAACCTCTTTAAATGCTGGAAACACATCAATCAATTCATCGTAAGACACCGTTTCGCGCGTCTTTTGGATGCCTTGATCTATTAGAAACTGATCCATTGCCTTGCGATACAAACCGGCTTGCTTTGAATACAAAATGGCGCTTTCAAACCGAGCCAAAGGATTTCGGAAAAAAGCGTAAAGCCGATAGTTTTGAAGGTTTGGATATTTGTTGATTAAAAACTCTGGCGTTGAATGGGCTTGATGGGCACTTTTCCACCCGCAATTCACCAAAAATCGCATAGCCGTTTGCGACCCGCATTTTGGCGGAAAAACAAACGCCTGCATTGACGCCTTATCAAACTTCATTACGGCGCTTCTTCTGGCGGCAACGTCGCATTTTCAATGTTAGCAAGCAGCGCGGCGGCGGGCTCATCCACCACAGACGGCGGGCATATCCATTGGCACGTTACTGTGTCAAGCGTACATTCTGGCGCGGGCTGCGGCGGTATAAACGCATCTAGTGTTGCGTCATATGCATAACCGATACCCGCATAATTTTTGCGAAAATTGGCGTTATACGAAGTTTGTTTCCACGCCGTATCCGCGCCGTAAAGTGACTGACAAAACGCTACACCAATCGGCTCTGATTCTGGGAACGGCAAATTTTGAACAACATCGTTATTGATAACAATGACTTCAATTACAACGCTGTTTGCGTCAAGTTGTGCAAAGTGCGCCATATATCACCAAGTAATAGAGCCAGAGCCGGTGAATTTGTAAATGCGATAGCCACCACTAGTGGTTACGGTTGGCGATCCCGTGGTAGATGTTGCAAGATTATAGGTATCTGGATAACGAATAATGACAATACCAGAGCCGCCCGAACCACCCACTTCATTTGCACCAGATGTGTTAGTGCCACCACCGCCACCACCGCCACCTGTATTAACCGTGCCGGGGCTGCCATTCCCGTTTTCCGCACCGCCAGCCCCACCGCCACCAGAACCACCTGTTCCTCCAGTTGTGGTACTGCCGCCGCCGCCGCCACCGGCATAAGTAACTGAAGAGCCACTAATACTTGAGGTTGATCCAGCGCCTCCATTTCCCCCGGTATTTGAACTACCGTTTCCTCCAGCAGCAGAAGCGCCGCCGCCGCCACCGGCAGCAGGGTTGATATTGGCAGTTCCACCAAACCCAGTACCACCATTGTTGCCTTGAGATGGAGCAGTAGAAGGCGTGTTTCCACTTCCACCCGCATAAGAAGTGCCACTATCAGGAATTGAATTTACTCTAATGTAACTTGCGCCGCCGCCGCTACCAGAACCGCCTGCCACTCCGGTGCTGTTATAAACACCCCCACCGCCGCCATTTGCTGTAATTGTAGAAAATACAGAATTAGAACCTATGCCAGTTGCTCCGCCGCCAGCCCCAACCGTAACGGTGTAAGATGCTCCTGCGGTAACGGCAAAACCAGTTGCGGTTCTGTAACCGCCAGCACCGCCGCCGCTGCCAACATAATAAAAATCAACGTATGTGCCTTTGCTTGGAGTGGTGCTTGTGCTAAATGAACCACTACCACCACCGCCACCCGCAACGACGAGATATTCAACGTCAGGGGGTGCGCCACCTGCGGCCCTACCCAACAACATCTGATGGATGCCCATATCAGCTCACGTTTCCTGTGATGACGCAGTTGTTGCTATCAAGGAAAAGCACCGTTGCCACACCGCGAGTGGCGAGCGTGACGCTGGCCTTGTCCGTGTTAGTTCCAGCAATGTAAGCAATGCTGATGCTGCACTCAACGGTGATGTTGCCTGTGGTAGCGTTGTAGAGTGTCACCACATCGCCCGTTGCCATTACGGCATTAGGAATGACGATCTTGCCGCTAGTGCCGACGCCAATAAAACGTCCGGTGTCTCCCGCCGAGAGCGTGTAGGTCGTCGTCTTGTTAGAGCCTGATTGCGGAACGTCACGGATATATCCGTACTGATCGTTAATGCTTGCCGCCGATACGTTGGTGGCCGTCAACGTCACGATGTTGGCCGACGTTGCGCTAGCGTTTGTGACGATCAGCGTCCCGACGTTGGCTGACGCGACCGACGCCCCGGTGACTTGCAGGTTGCCCGCGTTAGCCGAGGCGATGGATGCGCCCGTGGCGGTGAGCGTCGTAACCGTTGCCGTCGTCAGCAGCGCCACGCCTGCGTTCATGGACGCGATGGAGGCGCTTGTAGACGTTAAGTTAGTTACGGTGCCGGTCGTAATGACCGCCGTGCCCGCATTGGCCGAGGTGATGGAGGCAGTCGTTGCGGCAAG